AGCAGCTGATGCTGCACTGAGCACGAGCCTGGACGCTGAAGCAAGCAGAGCACTCGCTGCTGAGCAAGCTCTTGATGCAAAGGTCGACCAAGAAATCGCTGACCGCGCTGCTGGCGACGCAAGCACTTTGGCATCTGCTCAAGCATATGCAGATCAAAAAATCACTGACTTGGTTAACGCTGCTCCTGGCACATTGGACACGCTCAAAGAAATCGCTGACGCAATCGCTAATGACGCGAACATCGCTGCGACATTGACGGCTGCAATTGCTGGCGTTCAGGCTGAAGTTGACGCCGAAGAAATTCGCGCGGCTGCTGCTGAAGCTGTTTTGGCTTCCGATATTGCTGGCCACGAAGCTCGTCTTGATGTGATGGACATCATCGACACGACGTTGCAATCGACTGTTTTTGAGAACAATGCTGGTGTCTACGCTGATGCCCGCCCTGGAACTCAAGACGCTGGTCATCGTGAAGGCTGGTATTTTAAAAACGCTGGCCCAGTTAACTCTGCTCAAAACAAGTTCAACTGGTATTTCTTTGATGGTGTTGCTGAAAACGTAACTCTCGGAGACTTTTCTGGTTACGCAATTTTGACCATGGACAGCTTGGTCAGCAAGCCCCACATGGCCATTTATACCACTCCACAAGCTTCCGGAAACGCGGCAAGCTGGTACCGTTCAAAGAAAGTCTTCATCATTGACCCAAGCGCGTCTGTAGTGGCAGGCAAAAAATACCTCATGTACTTTGGAACTGACCCCAAAGTTCACCCAGAATTGCCTCGCTTGCCGATGGTTCTTGCAGGTTCGCCATCTGCTCCTGTCGGCCCATTGGCTGATAATGAGCGCATTTTGACAGCCGTCATCGGTTCAGACTCGGGAACTGCTATCGGGAATTGCGAAACCGTGGTTGAAGCTCTTGGTGTTTATTCGCCAAGCGTCAAGCGCAAAACATCGCTCAAAATTCGCAAAGCATCTGTTGCCGAATTGCTAGCTGCAAGCGCATCTGCAACTTCTGCTGTTTCTGCTGAGCAGACTCGTGCGTTGGCTGCTGAAGCGACCCTTCAAAGCAATATCAACTCGTTGACGACCGTTGTTAACAACCTCAAGTTTGTTGACAAAACTGCTGCCGTTGCTGTTGTTGCTGGACAAATCTGCTACGTCAAACCAGACGGCCAAGTTGCACTTGCTGCTGCTGGTGTTGACCTTTCTGACGCTCAACTCATGATCGCTGTTGCAAGCCTTGCTTCTGGTGCAAGCGGCAAGTTTGTAGTGGTCGAGGGAACTGTCGTTGGCGGTTATTCTGGATTGACAGCTGGCAAGAAGTATTTCGTTTCGAGCACTGCTGGTAGCATTGCGGCAAGCACTGCTGGTTTCTCGGCAGGTCACTCGGTGTATAGTGTTGGTAGAGCTATCTCTGCAACAGAGATTGCATTTGCTCCTATGTACGAGTTCGAATACTGAGATAACAGAGGGGCGGAAAAAATCCGCTCCTCTTCTTCTGCAAGGATTGCTGCAATGACTCAACGAATTTTATTGGTTGATGACGAAACAGCCAAGAAAACAACACAATCAATCAGCTCGCTTGTTGCCCCTCGGACTTCAGCCAATTTAGCTCTTGCGCAGGACGGCACCATAACGATTCAAGCTGACAGCACAGAAGAGCAGATTGTTGTTGGTTCGTCGGTCATGGGTGGCGTAACTCTTTCACCAGCTCTTTTTTCCTCTGTTCAGCCCGGAAGAGGGAAGCGCATTGTCCTAGTCGGAAACAGCAACACTTCACCAATCACGATTCTGAACAGTTCACCAGCATCATCAAAACAAGCTATTCTCAAAGAAGATGCTGTGCTCGGCTTGGGAAAAACTATCAGCTTAGTCTACATTGAGACTTTGGACGTTTACGTTGAAACATCGAGGAGCATTTAAATGAAACTCAAACTTGTTGAACTTGACCATCTCGTTGTCTTTCTTGAACCAAAGTATGTTCTCATTGAAGGCGAAATTGAAGTCTCCGACGCTGAAGGTCACAAGCTGCTCGGTCTTTATCCTGGCAAGTTGGAAAAGCTTGAAGAGAAGAAAGTCGCTGCACCGAAAGCAAAGGTGCTCGCAGAGGTGGTGAAGGATGAGCCTAAACTCTAATGCACTCTGCACAATTGCTCAGTGCAAAATTTATTTGGACATCGCGTCGACTGACACGTCTCAAGACGCTCGCCTTGAGCAATTAATCAACGTCTCGTCATCAATGATTGAGAACTATCTTGATCGTAAACTTATATATAATCAGTACGTTGAGTTGCATGATGGCCGTGTGAACGACCGCTTGCTGCTCAAAGAATGGCCCGCTGAAAAGCCTTCTGAAATTCGCTCAGACACGTTGTGGTCTTTCGACAATACGTCAATCATGCCCCCAGAGAATTATGTTATTGACCAAGAGACAACGGTCGTGCTCAAGGGATATTATTTCCCAAGAGGCAATCGAAACATCAGAGTGACTTATTATGCCGGATACAAGAGTCCTGTTTCTGGTGGCGGTGGCTTTCCGCTCCCAGCAGAACTTAATCAAGCAGCCATTATGCTCGTCGCGTGGCAATACCACATTCGCGCTGACAGGCGTCTCGGCATTGCTTCAAAGGGCAAGCAGGGCGAGTCAATTTCTTATGTCAAAGGTCTTCCGGCTGAAATTGCGCTGATGCTCGATTTGCATTCGAGGCTTGAATTGCCGTTTACCTCAACGGCGATTGGCAACGGATGATCCGCTCAGACGCCAAAGCACTTGAAGCTCGCATCATGGCAAAGCTCGAAAAGTTCTTGCCACAGAGTGAGAAGATTCCTCCTGTCTTGCACAGGATTGGTGCTTTGCTGCGCACTGAGATGATCATGAACGCCACAAGGAAGAACATCGTTGACACTGGCGCTTTAAAGAACTCAATCAACTATGAGATTGAAGGCACGACCGTTTCGGTTGGTTCTTTCGGTGTTCCTTATGCCAAATACCACGAGTTCGGCGCAAACCTCGGTCCTGCTGGAATGAGGGCCATGTTTGCTGCCATGAAGGCACGAAAGGTAGCTTCTGCCAAAAGATATAAAGACAAAAACGTGGTGGTAAACCAAACGCTGCGAGCCAGACCGTTTGTCAGACCGGCATTTCAAAGTAAGCTAAGCCAGGTCAGAAGAATCCTCGCAGAATATGGAGCGCTGTGATGCCGGTTGCAAATGATTCATCTATTCTTGACGCACTGGAGACTCAGCTCAAGACTTTGACTTGGGCAAAGGTCGTTGAAACCGAGAACATCAAACTTGGCTTTTCAGAGCTTGGTGACCACGAGGTTCCGTACATTCAAGTCTACGACAATGGCCAGGTATTCGAACATCAGCGAGGCGAAGTCCTAACGCGCTGGCAGGTGGCCGTTGAGCTTGTGCTCCGGTCAGCTTCAGAGAATCAAGTAAACATGAGAACACTCTTGGACAAGCGCCAAGAAGTTGAACAGTGCATCGGCTCCAAGGTTAACCTCGGCATTCCAGGCGTGGTCAATGTGCTGTACCTTAGCAACACGCCAGACATTCAAATTGTGAAGCCGTTTTATGTGACGACTATGCTCTTTGAAGTCGTTTACCGGAAACGGTATGTGTCTGACTGTTGATGTGATACTCTTTCAAATGACTTCGGCTCAAAGACTGAGCGTTATTGCTTTCTCGGAGGATTAAAAATGGCTAAGAATTATGCTTCGATTCACGCAAATACTGGTGACAGCTCCGCTTTGAACCAGAGATTTTACCTTAAAGAAGAAGCTCAACGCGGAACATTTCAAGTTCCTGCTGACTTAGATTATTTCTTCGCGCTTGCTGGCGGTTCCTTGGCTTTCTCGCAGCCTTTGGAATCCAGCCCACACCGTTCTGGACGACACAACAACAACACAATCAAGCAAAAGAAATCACTTGAATGGTCGCTGAGCACGATGGTCAACATTGACACAGGCGTTCCAGCTGGAACTGGTGAACTTGAGCCAGCTTTGCGCGTTCTTTGGAAATCCCTTTTGGGCAAAGAAACAGTTTCCGGTGGAGTTTCTTATGACTCGTCCGTTGACCCATCAATCACTTTCTCGATGATGGAAGTTGGCGACAAGTGGGCAAAGCAGGCTTTCGGCTTGTTCGTTGACTCTTGCGAGATTTCTCTCCCAGGCGACGGTCAATCACAGCTCAACTGGTCTGGTATGGGCGTTGAGTCTTACCTTGTTGGCATCGGCAAATCGACTGTCAGCAACAACGG